AGACCCGCTCGCAAAACTGATCGTGTTTTACGCCAACCAGCCTTAACTAGCGTGGACTTATCCACAGGGTTACCCACAGGCAGGGAACAGCCAAGACTGGAAACGATCTTGCCCGAGAATTTTGCAAAACGCTCTTTAGGTGGCGATGTCGCTTTGTGGGCAAAAGAGAATATGGGCGTTGATCTTCATCCGTGGCAGTGTCGGGCGCTTGACGGCATGTTTTGTTTAAACGATCACGGCGAGCTGTTGTTTAGGGAGTCGCTAATAAGTTGCGCTCGACAGCAGGGTAAGACAATGATTCTTACAGCCGTTTTGGGGTTCTTTATGACGACGTTTGCTAGGCGTCGTGGCACACCGCAGTATGCGCTTTCGGTTGCTAACCGTCTTGACCGGGCAGAGTCCATCTTTACGGTTTTGGCGCCTATTTTGGTAGCGAACTTTGGCGGTAAACAAATGCAGCAGATAGGCCGTAAGAGTGTCACTATGCCTGATGGGTCTCGTTGGGAAGTTAGAGCGGCCACACTGAACCTTGTTGGCGGTTCGTATGACTTGATCGTGGCGGATGAGCTTTACAATATTTCGCAATTTTGCGTGGATGACTGTCTCAGGCCGTCGCAAATCGCCAAGGCTAATAGTCATTTTGCGATGTTTAGCACCGCCGGCAACGAGTCAAGTTTGGCGATGATACAGGTACGGGAAACTTGTCTGCGTGATCTTGACGCTGGCGTGACTGGCGCCTGTTATCTCGCTGAATGGTCTATGCCGCCCGGCTGTCACGGAGAAGAGTATTGGGGTTATGCAAATCCGTCTTTAGGTTTAACGGTGCAGCTGGACGCTTTAAAACTTGCCAGCACTAAAGATTCCTTTAATCGCCAGCACCTTAATTTGTGGACTAGCGCTAAGGGCGCTTGGATTGACGCTGCCGACTGGGAGAAACTAGGGACCGATACGGCTATGCCTGACGGCGGCATTTTGGCGTGTGACGCTTCAGCAGATCAAAACCGTTTTGTCGGCGTACGTGCTGTTGTCGCTAATGATGTCATTGAGTTAAAGGTTGAATTCATTGTTGATTCCATGACCGAAATGTGGGCCCAGATAGAGCGAGTTATGGTTGACCAGACTGTGCAGCTGTTGATCGGTCCTACCTACGAAATCCATGTACCTAAACCTTTGGCTCGACGCTGTACGACAGCTGGACAAAAAGAGCTAGTCAAATATACGGGTTTGGTTAAAGCGATGATCGCTGAAAGTAAGGTGCGGCACCGGGGCGAAAGAACACTGGCAGAACATGTATGTCGAGCGACCCAAATCCGTACCAGCGACGGCGTCATGATCTCATCGCACAGGTCGCCCGGTCCGATAGAACTGGCTCGCTGTGCAGTGCTCGCTATCGCTAAAGCGTCACGGCCACGAGTCCTAGGTAAACCTATGCTCGTAGTCTCAGGGACATGACCGTAGGCGTATCGGCTAATCTCTGCTCAGGTTCGGCCTAAGCGTCGGGTTTGGGCCGAACCAACCTAAAGGACATCATGGCAATCTTTAACCGAGTCAACAAAGCGGCGATCAGTCCACCAGTCGCTAAAGCGGCGGCTTCAGGTGGATACGCCACACAAAACAACAAAGGCGTAGGCAACTTCTACAACTACTCAGCTGGACAGGCCCGAAATAAAGCCATGTCTGTCGCTGCTATCTCTCGCTCCCGTGACCTTATGGCGTCAGTCCTAGCGTGCATGGACTTAAAGATGTATACCGAAATTTGGAACGGTCAAGAAATGGAGCAAGTACCGCTTGCACCTCGATCATGGCTGTCACAGCTTGACCCGAAAATGCCCAATAACTTTACGTTCCCTTGGATATTTGACGACCTTTTCTTTTTTGGTCGAGCCTTCCTTTACATAACGGCTCGCACCGCTGACGGCTACATGGCCTCAGCAACCCGTTTGCCTCAAGGCTCTGTCACCTCAACCGATATGTCTGAACCTGTATGGTTTGGTAAATCTGACGAGATTTATTTTAACGGCAACAAAATACCGACCGAAGATGTAGTGCAAATCCTGTCACCGACACAGGGCATGATCTACATGAGCGAGCAAACTATCGCTACGGCCCTGAAACTTGAGGAAGCACGATATCGCAACAGCTCTAGCGCCATACCGGCCGGCGTGCTTTCACAAGTTGGCGGCGAGCCTTTGAGCGCCACTGAGCTAGCTGATCTTGCTGCGGCGTTTAATGCGGCCCGGGCAACTAATCAAACTGCAGCACTAAACGAATTTTTAAAATACACAGAAACGACAGCTACGCCCGACAAAATGCTGTTAATAGAAGCCGCTAACTATCAGGCTTTGGAGTGCGCTCGACTGTGCAACATACCGCCGTATCTATTGGGTATCTCTACGGGTTCCTACGCCTACACAAATTCACAGTCTGCCAAAGGTGACCTTTGGACCTTCGGATTGTCTATGTACGCCGAGGCCATTACGGCAGCGTTATCTCAGCAACTGCCTAGAGGAACGTATTGCGAATTTGACTTTAGAAAATACCTTTACGACTACACAATGGAAAACCATGATATGAATATGCCTAACGAAAACACTCAGGAGCAACTCGCATGATCAAGTTCAATTTGTCTAACTTCACCCTTGACGCTGCCGCCCCGGGCGAACCAGCTCGACGCACCATTACTGGCACAGCTGTTCCTTACAACACTTTTGCCACAGTCCAAGACGGGACCCGAATCAGTTTCGCACCGGGCAGTCTGCCCACGACAGGCAAAATGCCAAAACTGTTTATGTACCACGACTCAACTCAGCCCGTAGGCCTTGTCACTGAGCGTCTAGATACCGCTGAAGGCATGATGTTTACAGCCAAGATCAGCAACACTCGACTAGGCGACGAAGCGCTAGTTTTAGCTGCTGATGGCGTACTGGACTCTGTATCTGTAGGCGTCAACCCAATCACCTTTAAGTACGACGACAACGGCGACATGATCATCTTGAGCGCCAATTGGATAGAGACATCGCTAGTTCCCACACCCGCTTTTGAGGGTGCTACGATCAGCCAAGTAGCGGCGTCTGCACCTGACGAAGAAGCCGAAGAAGAAGTTACAGAACCTGAAACCGAAACCGAAAAGGACGAAACCCCAATGGAAATTCAAGCAGCTGCCGCACCTGAGGCCACAATCCCGACGACACCAATTTTTGCTCAACCAAAAAGAGCTTTTGCTATGCCTTCGGCAGCCGAATACATGGCGGCCATGCACCAAGGCGGCGACACTTGGGTACGAGTCAACCGGGCATTTAAAGACAACTTGCTTGAGAAGTCATCGGCTTACGAATTTGCTTTGGCTCAGGACCTGACGACGGACACCGCTGGATTATTGGAACAGAGACTGCTTGGACCTGTCATCCAAGACCTGAACTTCATGAGGCCTACAGTCACAGCGCTGGGCGTATCGGCAATGCCGTCTACCCCATCAAAGACTTTTACTCGCACAAAAATTTCGCAACATACGTCAGTTTCTACACAAACAGAAGGTTCAGCTGTTTCGTCAACCAAAATGACTTTGAGCGCTAACACCGTTACAAAATCTACGCAAGCTGGCGGCGTTTTCATTTCTCAACAGGACATTGACTTTACTGCAATTCCAGCGTTGCAGACGATCATTAACGATCTCACTGGCGAGTACATGATTCGTACTGATGACGTTTGCTCTGACGCTTTAGTAACAGCTGCAACAGCGTCCGGTAGCACATGGACTTTCGCACAGACTGACCCAACCTCACTAGTTGACGCTTTGTATGACGCCGCTCGAGAAATGGCTGAGGACACTAACTACTTCCCAACCCACATTTACTGTGCACCTAACGTATGGGAAAAATTAGGCCGTCAGCTTGACGTGGATAAGCGTCCGTTATTTGGTTATGTTGGCGCTAACAACAACATCGTCACCAACGGCCTTGGCGGTTCAACTGGTTTGAACTACAACAGCATGAACCCACTCGGCCTTGAAGTCGTAGTAAGCAACAACTTCGCCAGTGGCACAATGATCGTGGCCCACACTCCTAAAGGCTCACCAACGTCAGCTTTCTCTTTCTATGAGGACATCAGAGGAATCATGAGCAATGAGGACGCCGAGCTACTCGGCAGAAACGTTACCTTCTACGGTTACATTGCAACTTTTGCAAACATTCCAGTCTGCATACAGTCCATCACTACCGCTTAGTCGAAAGGCGGCGTAACCGCCATGGCGACTT